TGCTGATATTGCCGGCGGCACCAATGGTGCCGTTCGTCCAGATATTGCCGGTCGCGGTTATACCGCCGTTCACCGTTTGCGCACCGGAGGTAAGAGCGCCGGAGGTCAAGGCCCCGGTAATCTGGCATTGGCCATACATGCGCACGGTCAAGGCGGTGTCGATATCCATCGCTGCGGTCGGTGCCACCGAACCCAGTGTACCGCCGGCCACCGGACCAAACCGCATCCGGCTGCCGCCGACCCCAACGGCAAACGCCACACTATCGGTGGTGTTGTTGATGGCAAGCTGCGGCCACCCGCCGCTGTTGGCGATAAACCGCTGCCCCTGAAGCTGTGCGGTGCCGCCCAATAACACATTACCGGCCGGGTCGATGGATACCTTTACGGTTGCCGCTGTTGCGCCAATAGGAGTTGTAGCCAACTCCATTCGCGCACCATGCGCGGTCGCCGTCCACCCTTCCGCGGCAAACACGCTCACCAATCCCGCCGGGAAAAACCCAGTGCCGTCCCACCCCTGAATATTGAGTTGACCGAGACCAAAATTGACGCCAATCGCCGCTTGCGCCAATCGGGTACCGCCCGACCCACGCAGGATAAAACGCGGTGTGGCGTTAAACGCGGTAACCGTTGCTCCGGCATTGGCGCTGTTGGCCCCCTGGATGCGCAGCAACCCACCACCATTATCAGCGATTATCGCCCCAGTAGTGTTGAGATTGATGTCCAGCAGACCGGTCATCGGCTGGGTCGGCAAAGTACCGGTCAACGGCACATAGTAACCACTCAAATCGACCCAGGCGGCGTTGCGCCGGCCGTAGATCGCGGTACCCAGCGGCGCTTCCGGGACATAGCCCGAGCCCGCCAATATCGACTGGATGGCTTGGTCGACATACTGCCGGGTGGCGGCGTGCATCGGGTTGACCGGGTTGGCGTGCAGGGTAATAAACCCTGTCATCGTCCCACCCGATTTGAGCAGGTAGCCGTCCAACAGGGCGGCGAGGTCGGCGGCGCGCACCGCCGCCTCCCAAGCCCCGTTCCTGCGCCCGTAGAGGGTGCCGTCACTGGGCGCGTCGTGCAACAGGTCGAGGGCGTCGGCGACATCATGGGCGACGGCGCGGACGGCGGCCCCCACCTTGTCCGCCAACTCCATATAGTCGCCGTCGTCGAGCATGTCCTCTTCGAGGGTGTCGCCGACAAACTGGGCCAATGCCGACGCCACCACCGAGCCCTGCCGCCACACCCGGTTCAATTGTTGGCTGATGGCGACGCCCTGGACAAACCCGCCGGGCCGCCATTGCGCCGCCTGATACTCGCCAATCGAGATGATGTTGGCCGCCGCGGTGAAGGCGAACGGCAAATAGTCGTTACGAGCCACGAGCCGGGTCCCCCAATCTTATTTTCAGCGCAACAGCCGTTGCGCCTGCACAATGGCGGCAGCGTCCTCGGGAAACGGCATTATTGTACGGGTGCCGGGGCACGGCACCGTCGGCATGGTCGGCACCGGCGGGGCCAGTTCGGCGCGAAAATTGGTGCGGCCAAAGGCGGTGTCGATAATGCAGGAAATCGACAATGAGCGCTGCGTCGAATTGTAATAGGCGGCAAAATCGTTGACCGCGGTGACATAAGGCGTGTTGATAATGATGGCGCGGATAGCCTGATCGGGGATGCCGGGGCCGCGCGGTTTGCCCAATACCTGCTGCAGCCACGGGGTGCCGGCGGCGAGGTCGAGAAACCACTCGCCCTGCCATAGCATAAGCCGGGTCAATACCGCCTGCCCGACCGCGGCCGGGCTGTCGACCAGAAAGTCGGCGGCCCCGCGGCCAAACACCATGTCGCCGCCGAGGCGGCGCGGGTCGAGGCGATTGTCGGAGAGTTGCCGGTAGCGCAGCATGAATCCTCCAACAACCGTGATTAGAGTTTACCTCGGCGTTGTCGCCAAATCGGACAAGACGCTGACCGGGCGGTAATTATTTCTAATGGGCAAAACGCCCATTAACGTTTTGTTCCGGGGTTAAAACGTGCCGCCGTGGATAATGCCGGCCTGCAGCGGGCCGGTTTCGGGGATGGCCCCGGTAAGCTGGCCGTTGCCGAGCACCGAGACGCCGTCGACCGCGACATTGGTGACATCGTTCCACTGGCCGCCTTCCCAGATGGACAGCCTTTTGGTCGCCGGATTCCACCAGAAGATGCCGGTGGCGGGATTGGTCGGGGCATTGGGGCCGACAACCGCACCGCCGCCGCCGCCGCCATTGCCGCCACCGCCGCCGCTGCCCGAAGGCGGGCCGCTGGTGCCGGTGCCGCCCTGCACGCCGCCATGGGTATGGGTCGACAGATGGGTGGTGCTGCCGCTCCTGGCGGTGACCTCGCCGACCGCGGTAATGTCCTCGGTGACATGCAATGGCCCGGTGATCGTCACCGAGCAATTGCCGCCGCCGCCGTCGACACTCTGCCCGTCGAACTTGGCGGTCGGCGCATGAATGTTGACGCCGCCCGGCGCGTAGATGTTGACCACCCCGTCCGCGTCAAGCTCGATATAGGCGGTACCCGCATCGGTGCGGATTTGCACGCTGTTGGTCGACACCGGGCGGGTGCCGTTGCCGGCCCGCGCCGAGCGGTCGCGGCCATTGGCCGGTTGTGCCGCCTGGGCGTCGGGGTTGCCGCCGAGGCGGCGCGGTTTCGACCGGATGCCGGGGATGTACATGGCGTCGGACAGGTCGTGCATCCGCCCCCATGCCTGCTTCTGCACCCCGCCCTTGTCCCACCACCCGTCGATGCAGCGGCTGGCGAACACGGCAATGCCCTCGTCGCCGGCCTTGATCGGATGGGTAATGGTGAAGCCGCCGCCCGACGAATACTGCACCGGACACATGTCGCCGAGATGCGGCATGTCGATATCGCGGGCATTGCCCTGCAAATCGCTGACCCGGCCCTGGATGGTCGGCTGGATTTTGACGACAAACCCGTCGCTGTCCTCCAGCACATGAACCGGCATTGCCGTCCAGGTATTGGCGAGACCGCGGCGCACCCCGGTGCGCACCACCTCGGTCAGATTGTCGTAGCGTTCGCGGTCGTCCATCTAGCCCCCAGCAATCGCCCCGCCCGGCACCAAGTCGGGCGCGGACTGCGGTTGCGTCTGCGCCGTCGGCTCGGGCGGTGCGGTTATTGCGCTCATCGGGTCCCAGTTGCCGGAACTGGTCGAGTAGTCCGCCGGGTTTCCGGGGTTTTGAAAGGTGCAGACAAGATCGCAATACCAGTCGAGCCCGCGCGTGTCGCCGCTCATGTCGAGGATCATGATGGTGTAGATGCCATCGGCGGTGATCGGGGCCATATAGCTCTGCCGCTCGTTGCGGTAGAGCGACGTGCCTTGCTGGCCCGACAGGTAATCGCCGCCGGGGACGAGCGTCCGGTTGAACGTCCTGTTGTCGAGTTGCACCCGGCATTTGATGTAGAGATTGGGGTTCAACAGGCATCTGACCGAGATGCCCTCCTCGGTCTGTTCGGGCACCCCGATCATGCCGGTGCCGGGATTGATGACCGGGATGTCGCCGACGCTGCGGTAGCCGGTCGACGCCACATTGTGAATCATGCCGCGCTCGAAATACCATGTGCTGCGGGTGCTGAGCGCGTGGCTGTTCAACACGTCGATGGCGTTGGTGTGGAGCACCACCGGGCGCAGCGAATAAAGCGGCAATGTCTTGGCCCGCTCGCCCTCGGCGAGTCGCGTGTTGGTCCCCTTCATCGCCGTCAATGCGGTCTCGGGATAGGTCGTGTGCATGTCGGTGCCGGCGGCGAGCGTGGTGCTGACATAGGTCCGGTTGTGCTCGACATCGCCGGAGGCCGCGAAAATCGTCAGATAACTGTCAATGGCGCTCTCGCGGCCGATTTTGTACTGCTTGATGGTGCCGCTGAAGATCACCCCGTAATGACCGGTCATGTAGCCGGCCATCAGTTCGACGGTGTCAAACGCCTTGATGATGTGCTGGGCGGTCTCATCCGCCAGATTGTAGACGGTGATCTCGGCGGTCTGCGGCTGCGAATCGCTGGTGTGCCTGATCTTGAACGTCATGCGGAAGTCATTGCCGGGGTCCTGGGTGGTGATAATCAGACCCTCGCCCGCGGTCGGGCGTGGAAACCCCGAGAACACGGTCAACTGCCAGCGCCGCAGATATTGGTCGTCGGTGCTGAACGAGCCGTCGGGCTGCAGCGTGCCGACATAAGCGCCGGGCGGCGGAATTCTGTAGTCGCGCGGTCCTGACATTATTGCAAATCCGGGATGAAGAGGATGTGACCGGTAACGCCGAGATTGGTGAAGTTCGGCACCTCGCTGGGGTCATGCGACTGGTCGGAGAGCACGATCATCTGCCCGCCGATGTTCATATAGGCGTTGAACTGGGCGAGCAGACTGGCTCCGGTCACCAGCGCCACGCCGTTGACCAGCGGGTTGTTGTTGCCGTCGGCGAGGTCGAGCACCCAGCACGCCGTCACCCGGTTCCACTGCAGGCGCATGTTGTAATGAGTGCCCGCCAACTGCACGGTGAAGCGCTGCGGGCGCGACTGGACGCGGAGTTCGACGACCGTGGTCACAGCGGTAGCTGTTCCTGCACCGCGCGGAACCCGGTGTCGAGTTGCGGGGCCTGATAGCCGGCACTGGCCAATTGGCTGTCGGTCATCGACACCGGGGTGGTGCGGGTCTGCCCGGTATTGCCGGTCACCGCATTGGCCTCGGGACTGGCGCGGTTGGCGCTGCTCTCGGCATAAGGCACGGTCTGGGTGCTGACCAGGATGATTTGCCGGAAGTCGATATCGGCGACAAACGAGAACTCGGTGCCGCTATTGGTCTGGGTCCTGATCGACGCCACCAGCATGTTGGTGTATTCGCGTTTGCCGGTGAGGATGACAAACGGCCGCCGCGACTGCTGCAGGGTCAGCACGTCCTGATAGATTTTGCGCGCCGGCCCGCCGACATAGCGGTCGGACCAGCCGACCCGGACCCGCACCTCGGCGGGTCGCTTGAAGGCGTGGTCGGTGATCGCCGCGCCGCTCTCGACCGGGTGCTCGGTGATCGTCAAATCGTCGGTGTGGTCCTCCTCGACCGTGACCTCGGGGTGAAACGGGGTCGGGCCGCCCGAATCGAACGCCCGCTCCTGGGTGCCCGCCATCGTACCGTAGCGCACGCTGCTGCCGCCGAGCGAACCCACCATGTTGCTGAGGTCGAGTATCCCCGCCCCGCGGAACAGAGTATTGAGATTGGACGGTGTCGTCAGAAAGCCGGGAATACCGCTCATCAGGCTATCGCCGTCTGCAAATCGCGCTGCATGTCCTGCTGAATGCGGCGGTGCGCCCCGGCATAGCGGCCCACCTTGTCGCCGCCGTCATCCTGGATGTGGACATGGTTGGCGACGTTCATGGTGACCTGCGCGCCATTGCGCGGCTGGGCAAGCGCCCCGCCCGCCGCCAACTGCGCCCCGCCCAGGGTGGCGTCCATGGCCGGCATTGCCGCCTTGGGGGCCGAGGCCAGGGTGGCGTCGAGGGCGGCCGGCTGCCGCGCCATCTGGGTGCGCGCCCGGTGATAGATCGCCATCGCCGCGGGCACATTGGAGACCTTGGCCCCGTAATCGCGGAACACGTCGTGCATCAACTGCGTGACGTGGGCCGGATTGGTGAGCTTTTTGAACCCAGGGTAACGCTTTTCCATCGTATTGAGGACGTACTGAGTCTGGCTCTCGATGTCGCCCGCCTGACCGCCGGCTTTGAGAAATGCCGGCAACTCGCCGCCGGCATAAAGCTGCCACGGGCCAAAGCTGCGCTCGCGCTCGCCGGTCTTGGTGCGCGCCATCGACTGCTTCCAGGTCTCCTCCAGCCCGCCCTCGCCAATGGCCGTCGCCATCAGCCCCTGGATGACCGCCGGGGTGGCCCCGTGCTTTTCGCCGGCACGGATAATGTCCGGCACGATTGCGCCTTTGATCGATTTGACCGCTTCGGCGGCGGCGGTGTCGACCGCGCGCCCGACCGAACCGCCGATGCGCGCCCCGCTCGCGGCCCCCTCGGGGCCGCCGACAACCCCGCCGACCGCACCCCCGGCGGCGCGGCCCATGCGTTCGAAAAAACCCTCCTGGCCGATGTCCTCGGGGTTGGCGATCTCGACCTTGGGAACCGCACCCTGACCCACCAGCCAATTGCCCAGGCTGTCCATCGCGCGCCGGCCCATGCCGGTCGCGGCGTCGGCGGCACCGCCGCCCATCGCGCTGGCCCCAGCGAACAGTCTCCTGAAACCCGCCGAGATGTCGCGCGGCAGGATCATCTCGCCGGGATGCGCGCCAATCGGCACAATGCCGCCCTGTTGCGCGGTCGGGGCCGGCGCGGCGGCCTGCCCGGTGAGGTTGCGCAGTATCATATGCGCTCTGGATTCGCCGCCGCCGGGGGCGATAAAGTCGGTAACCGATTTGGCTATCTTGCCAAGATCGGCGTGCGCGACTTTGTGCAGCGCCGATTCCGGCTCTCCTGCGGCGACCGGCTTGGCCGCTTCCTGGGCCGCCGCCGCCACACCCGCCAGCGGTGCCGCCGCGGCGACCGCCTTTTGCGCGCCGGTAATCCGGTTGAGCGCCGCATTGACGGCGTCGTACGCCTTGAGACCGCTTTCTCCGGCAAACGCCTGGATGAGCCCGCGGACAATACCGTCGGCGAGCCGCATCCCGATATCGACCGCCGCCGTGCCGATATTGGCAAAGGCGTTGACGACCGCCTGGACCAGACCCTCGCCCTGTTGGCTGCTTTCGAGCAGTGCCTTTATCGCATTGCCGACCTTTTCGCCGATCCACTCGCCGGCCTTGCCCCAGTCGAGCCCGCGCAGCCATGTGGTGAAGTCAGTGGCGGTCTGCAGCCCGTTCTTGATGGCATTGCTGATATCGGTGCCGACCTGCCGCCAATTGATGGCGTCGATCTGGTTTTTGGCCCAATTGACCGCGCCGAGAATGGACTGGCCAATGGCGCGCCAATCGATTTTATCGAGTTGCGCCTTGACGTAGTCGACAATGTCGAAAAAGACATCATGAGCGACTTTGCCGGTGGCCTTTATCGCCTCGGTAATGCCGCCCCGGTCGTAGGCGTCCTTAATCTCCTGGAACTTTTTGTTAAAATAGGGGCCGAGCTTGTCCCAGTTGGCGATAATGAGCCCGGCGACCGCGGCAATGCCCCACATCCACGGGCTCAGATCGGTGAGTTTGAGCCCCAGTTGCGAGAGCACCGGGAGCACCGTCTGCAGCCCGCTGACCGCCAACGCCCCGGCCTCGACCAGCCCCATGCCGGGGTGGTCCTTGTTGTATTTCAAGACCCGGTCGAGACCGCCGCTCAGCGCCTCGAAAAACGACTGGACCGAGGGCAGCGCGGTCGCGTAAGCCTGATTGCCGATCTCCCTGAACTGGTCGCCGACATTGCCCATCGTGGTGGTGAGCTTGGCCGACGCCGCCGCCAGCTTGTCGTGATTGACCCCGGACAGGGCATAGGTCTTGTTGATGCGCTCCAACTGTTGTTGGAACTCGCCGGTCGCCCCGCCCAAGGCGTCGTACTTGACCAATAGCTGGCCCAGCCCCGGCATGATGGTCTCGGCCAGTTGCAGGGCATAAGCCTTGTTGTTTTTGTAGATGCCGTCGAGACCCTTGAGGATCGGCAATAGCCCGTCCTGGGCCTTGTCCTTTAGCTGCTCCCAGGGAGCATGGGTCCATTGCTGAACCAGGGCGTCGATGCCGGGGTTCTCCCTGATCCGCTGGCTCATGTTGGTGAGCGCGCTGGTCACCTCCTGAGCACCGATGCCGGTGGCGGCGGCGGCCTTTTGGAACTTGGTCAGGTCGGTGACCGAGGTGCCGATCAGGGCCGCGGTGTTGTGCAGTTCGGTGTAGCCCTGCGCGACCTGGGAAATCGCCGCGATAAACGCCCCGCCGGTAATCGCGGCGGTGCGCCCCATGCCGGCGAGGCCCTTGGTAATGTCGCTGACGCCGAGCCCGATCTTGCGCGCCGCGTCGCCGAACAGGCGCTGCGGGCGCTCGGCAATGTCGCCGATCTGCTTGCCGAAATCCTTGACCCCGGTGTTGATGCGGTCGACCGCGCCCTTGAGCTTGCCGACATTAGCCTCCGCCCCGCTGACACCGCTGGTGAAGCGCTGCTGCGAGGACTGGTCGATCTTGAACGACAGACCGACGAGAAATTCGCGGAGGACATCGGCCATGGGCTAGCGCCTTGGCGGAGTGACGGTCAGGTATTGGCCGGGGTCGCCGGGCTGGGCATTGCCGCGCCGGTTGTTTTCTTCCTGCACGTCCAAGAGTTCGTTGAGGCAGGCGATGTCGGCGAGGTCGAGGACCCCGTCGAGCAGGCTTTCGTAGCGGATGAGCCCGGCCAGTACCGGGCGCAGCAGCCAGTCCTCGCCCGAGGCGAGGTGGAGGTAGTCTACGCCGCCATCCCGATCATCGCCCCGTTCGGTCCGGCCTGGGATTGGAGTAGCCTCTCGAAAGAAAAATTTGCGAGGCTGGTGCGCATGACCTCCCACACTAGGCGAAGCTGGATGTCCATCTCGTCGGCGGGCTCGAACATGATGCCGCCATTGGGCGCGGTCAGATTGGCCCAACCGCTGCCCGACTGGAACTTGACCGCGGCCAGACAGCGGTCGACGACATAGTCGAGGTCCTGGTCGGAAATCAGCCCGGCCGCCGCTTGCAGCCCGGCCACCCAGGCGTCGGGCGCGACCTGCTGGCCTTCCTGACTGGCGGCGATCAGCGGCATAAAGATCGTCGCCGCCGGCATCAGCCGCTTGGCGACGTGAAACTGCACCCGCGTCGGCAGTTTGTGGCACTGGTAGCGGATGTTTTCGATGTCGACTTCGATCATGGCCGGGGCGTCCTTCTGACCGCGTCGCCGCCTTCGGGCGGGGTGGTCGAGGCTTGGTGGCCGGGCGGAGCCGCTGGCGGGCCGCCTGGGGCCGCCTGGGAGCCCGGTCGCTGGATCGGGCTGCCAGAGGACGGGTTGCCGCGTTGCGGCCGTCCTGGGGCCGCTGGCGGGGCTCCTGGGGGCATTGCCTTGGCCAGTTCCTCGGCCGCGGCAAACCCGTCATCGCCCCATTTGTCGGCTTGCTCGGCCAAGCGCTCGGCGACCGCGCTCAGATAGGCCGCCTCGGCCTCCAGCGCCGGCTGGTCGAGCGCGGTCACCCCTAGCTCGGCCCCGATCGGCCGCAGCCGCGAGCGCACCACCAGCCCGGCCTGCATCGCCGCCTGCCGATCGGCCGCCGCGCGCCTGCGCGCGTCGAGCGCGAGAAACGCGAAATTGCCGGCGGTGACAAAGCACGAATGCGCCTTGCTGGCGCATTTGGCGATGTCGTCGGCATTGCCGCCGCCCGCGCGGGCCTGCGGGCCGCCGCTCTGACCGGCGGTGTCGAGCGCGGTTTTGGCCATATCGGCCTCGGCGCGGTAGCGCTCTACCGAAAGCATGCTAACCTCCTCTCATCAGCTTTTTGCGCGGCGATGGAAACGGACCTCCGGCGCTGGTCTGCAATGAGCGGATACGGCCGCCGCACGGGCCGCAGCGCGGCGCGCCGTGGCCGCTTTCGGCGATGGCCCCAAACGGATCGACCACCCAGCAGCCGGGGCGGCGGTCGCACTCGGCGGGTTTGAGCTTGTCGCGGTGCGGCTGCCATTCGTCGATCAGCGCCTGCGGGGTTTTGGTGGTAATCGGCATCGAACCTGCCCCCTCTCCCGGCGATTATTAGGGGGGCTGGAGCGCCGGAAGCGGTTTCCCGGTCCCCAAGACCGGGGATTGACGCTTCGCCCGTCCGCGGCCCCTAATAATCGACGGCGGCCCGTTTTGCAAAGCGGTCAATGGCCGTCGGCGGCACCGGGACCCAAATTTCCGTCCACGAGGGCGACGTGAAATTCCCATTCCAGCACATTGCCGACCTTGGCGTAGGTATTGGTCGGCACCCGCACCCAGGCGCAGCCCTGCAGGGTGTAGAAGTCGCCTCTGACCGTGTCGGCGATGGTTATCGTGTTGCGGCCCCAGCGCAACGACGATTCATGCTGGTAGGTGAACAACTGCATCATGCGCTGGACATTGGGGCTGGTCTTCATCAGCCGGATGGTGGCGGTGCCGGCGCGGGCGCTGTGCATCGAGTTCATGACGCTGCCGTCGGCACCGATGGTCTGGGTGTTGCTCTCTTCGCCCCAGGTTATCGTAATGCCCTCCTCTGCGGCGGCAGTCTCGGGGCCGGACACAGTGAAATTGCCGCCAGGACCACTGAGGGTAGCGGTGACATCCTGGAAGGCGTAAGTGGCGTAAAGTGGTGTAATTGTAGCCTCCATCAGCTATAATCGGTCATGAAACGTATTTCATTGGCCGATCGACGGTTTGGACGGTTACTTGTCCTAAACCAGCACAAGGCAATCAGACGTTACGGCCGCAGCCAGCTTTTCTGGAAATGCCGTTGTGCCTGTGGGACAGAGACCTGGAAACTCGGCGAGCTATTGCGCGCCGGGAAGGCATTGTCGTGCGGATGCCTTAAAAAGGCGCGTGCAGTCTGAAAACCGGGAGGCATGGCGGCAACGCCGACCGGGATCGGCTAAGTTCCCCGGCCTGAAATCACGCACTTACGAATACAACTCCGCTTCGAATGTCGATCACATTATCCCGCTGGTTGGGCGCACCGCCGATGGGTATCCCATCAGCGGATTACACATTATCGCGAACCTGCAGTATCTTCCAGGAGACGAAAACAATCGTAAGAGAGCGCGGATGCGCCGGCATGAGCAGGATTTATGTGAAAGCACATACTATTGATTTACATAAATGACCACAGAACTCGTGTGAATTGCACCGGCAGTTTTCGCCGCCACCTGTATCAATGGCGAGCGCCGCGCCGCCCGGTCGGCTTGGCTCTGCAGCAGCATGCTCGGGGCGAACACGTAAAACCCGCTGGGCAGCAAATCGCCGTACTGCAGGGTGCCGAAACCCTGGGCGTTCCACACCCCGGTGCCGAGCCAGCCATTGGCGGCGTAGCTGGAACAGGTGGCGACCGCGGCGTTGACCAATAGCTGCATGCCGGGGTCGGTCTGCGGCACCTTGGTCGGCGTCGTGTAGAGCACATTGAAGATGTTGCCCTGCAGGTCGAGGGCGAGGGCGTCGGCCCCGATGATGGTGTCGGTGAACTGGCCGCTGGCGCTGGTGCCGTACTGGACCAGCCGCGCGCCGTTCGAGTACACCGTGTAGACGTTGACTTCCTTCTGCCGCAGGGCATCGGCCTGGGTGGTCGACAAATTCTCCGGTGCGACCCCCGGCAACTGCTTGTACATCAGGGTTATGGTGGTGTTCTGCCCGGTCCAGTGGGTGGTCAGGATGCGGGCCAGATAGGACAGCATGGCGTAGGGGGAGCGGCTGAAGATCACCGCCGTCTTGTTGAACCCGAACTGGTTAAGGGTATAGCCGATGTCGAGTTGCCCGCCGGGCAGGTTGGGCGAGACGATCGACCCGGCTTCGCTGGTGGTGATCCCATAATAGTGCGGGGTCGGGCTGGCGGCCCCGCTGGCCTCGGCGTAAGCCGCCAGCATCTGGTGATCGGTGTCGTCGGCGCTGGGGCAGACAAAGGCGTACCATTGCGAGGAAAACATCTGGTCGAGGGCAATCGCCGCCTCCAGTGCGGTCTCGGTGGTGACGCCGTCCGAGGCGAACGCCCCGGACGATGACGCCGCCATGCCCAATTGGTCGGCAATGTCGGTGCCGGTGCCGCCCGCCGGGGTCGTCAGAAAGCCCACACTGCTCGCCGCCCCGGTCGTCGCCGAGGTCAGTTCGAAACGGTCCTGGTTGGCGTTCCACACCAGGGTGCCGGCCCCGCCGAGCCCGGCGGTAATGACGCTGGCGACCCCGTTGAGATTGGTCTGCGCCGAGAAGTCGAGCCCGGTGACGTTGTGCAGGGTGCCGTCGATGGCGACATCGAACTCGCCGTCGGTAATCGTGTTCCAGTTGCCGATCAGTTGATCCGCGACCGGCAATGGTGCCCCGACCAAGGCTCCGGCCGCCGGGTCCTTGATCCACCGGCCGATCATCAGGACATGCGGGCTCGGCATCTGGCTGAACCATAGCTCGGCGGCGAGGAACTCCTCGCTGGCGCTGCCGAAGTCAGCGCCGACTTCGAGGATGTCGGCATAGCTGCGAGCGCGCTCGGCCGGGGTGATTGCAGCGCTGGTGCCGATGATCATGCAGGTGTTGACGCTCTCGGCGACCACGGCCGGCGTCGTCAGGCTGACCTGGACGCTAACCAGCCGGCTTAACGGCAGACCATGGGTCAATGGCACGGGTCAGACTCCTTCTCGTTCGGTCCACGGGGTTTCAAACGGCAGTTCGTACTGGTCGGGCTGGGCATGGATAACGCCGTGCGCGCTCAGCACATTGAGCACCGGGTAATTGCGCCGGATGATGCGGCGGAAGGTGATCGTCTTGTCGACCCGGTCGAGCCATTGCTGCTTGACCAGTTCGGGGACGCGCACGCCCTCGCCAATCTCGACAAACGCCATCCACACGAGGCGCAATAGCGAGACATTTTGCCAGACCATCAGATTGGAATGGACGAGTTCGGCGTAGACATCGCATTTTGGGCCATAAAAGCTGCACAGGTACTCGAACTCCTCATGGCGCTGCAGTTCGCTGCGGCCCTGGCCGTGGGCGTGGTGACCGACCCAGGCATAAGGGCCGATGGGTTTGCGTCGGGTAATGCCAACGGCAATCCATGAGGTGCCGATTTCGGGCAGATTGGGCGGCGTCATCTGCCAGCGCGGACGCACCAGTTCGCCATCGATATAGGCCAATGCGGCGATGTAGTGCTGCAGCCAGTTTTCAATCGGCTCGCCCGGCCCCAGGAACTGGTCGAGGTCGAAGATGCCCTTGTCGAGCCCGCGCTCCGCGAGGTCGTGGGCGAGCGCATCCTCCCGCCCCGGCTGCAGGATGCCGTGGCGGGAACTGTCCGGGACATGCCAGGGAGGGATGGTCATCCCTCAGCCCCGCTTGGGCATGCGGCGGCGCGAACCGCCTTGGGCAGGCGGCGGCAAGGGCGACTTCTCGCGCCGGAAATCATTGGGGGCGACGCCGTAGAATTCGGGCTGGCGCTGCTCCTGCTGCTGCAGGGCCGCGGCCATGCCCGCCCCGGCGGCGGCGAACGCCCGCATCATCATCTCGCGGTATGCGGGCGGCACCTTGTCGAGGTCGGCGAGAAAATTGCCGTCGACGACCGGCACCAACTGGCCGGTCGCGGGCGCTGGCTCATGCTGGCCGTTGCCGTTGGTTTTCGCCATAAAATCCTCCTCGCGCGTGTGTGCGCGTGAGTCGTCACTTCTCGCGGATGACGTAGGTAATGCTCCGCGAATACGCCGCGGTGTCGATCAGCGGGGTGGCCCCTGGGGCCTCCTGGCGGGCAACCTCGATCAGCGGCGTGCCCTCGCGACGCGCCCGCTGGCGGCGGCGGGCGCGGCCGGTGGTGCGCGCCAGATAGCTCTCGGGCCGGATCGGCGGCGGGATTTTGCTGCGGATGATGCGCTGGACGCTGTTGACCGCGACCGTGCCCGCCTGCCCCAGCGCCACGTCGATGGCGTCGATATTGCCGTCGAGCGCGGCGTTGGCGGCACCCTGCAGAAGATTGGTGATTTGGTCCTTGACCGCCTCGACGCCGGGGACGAGGTGCGGGCGCGCCGGCATGTTGATGGCGGGCGAGCCCAGTTCGAACACATAGCCGCGCGCGGCATTGGGAAAGGCTCCGTCGCCGCGGTCCGATTTTTCCCTCGGGATGCCGACCAGCAATTGCTTCCTGGCCAACGCCTCGACCGCCGCCATGACATCCTTGAGCGTGGCCATTGCGGGCACCCTCGCCTATTGCGATGCTGTCTGATGATGCGGGTTAGGCGCTCACTAACTGCGCGCGCTCGCGTCATTCGGTGCCGTCCTATGAGGCGGCTGACGCTCCGCTTCTGCGGTCCGGTCTTCTGAGACGGCTGCCGCACGGCTACCGCAGCGGACCGCTCACTAAAATACGGCACTCTCCTGATTTTACGGCTCGCCGCCGCCCATCCTAGACCGACCAATAACCGATTATCAAGCCAGTCCCGCAGTGCCGCCCAATGGCGGCGCGTCGACCGCCTCGATTGAGATGCAGATGGCGCTGGTGAAACCTCTGCCGTAGCGCGAATAATCCTGCATCGAATGGACGACAAAGGTCGAGTTTTGCCAGATCACTTCGTCGGGCTGGGTCTGGGTCAGACTGCCGGTCGCCGGGTCGCGCACCGGCCCCTGCAGCCGGAATTCGGGGCAGTAGACGCTGATGCTCTTATTGGCCATCTCGTAGTCGGGCAGCCGCTGCAGGTCGTCGGGACCGGTGGCGGTGACCACCGCCTTGATGCCGTTGATGCGGTGTTTGAGACGCACCGCGCGGCCGTACTGGTCGACCGCCTCGGTGATCCGGTCGACCGCGATGATGTCGATAAACGAGGGGTCGAACGCATCGTTAACGTCAAGTGAAGGGCACATTATCCACGCCTCCAAATAGGGCGAGCGGGATGCGTCTGTGCCCGCATCCCGTACTCGCGCGCGCTGCCGCGCGGCAGCGCCTAATGGCTACGGGTAAGCAGCCACAACAGTTGAATCAATC